AAAACTGCCGGTAAGTGTTCCTAGTTGTCCACTATTTGCACCAAGAAAAGTATTATGTTCACCAGTAGTATTACTACTTCCAGCAGAACTACCTATCGCAGTATTGAAAGAGCCAGAAGTAGTATTGTTTAAACTAGATCCACCCAATGCAATATTGTTGTTAGCACTACCATCATCTGATACTAATGCCTGATTGCCAAGACCAATAGTGTAACTATTTGAGTTAGTTAACGCATCACTTAGCCCATTAATATCAGTAGCACCACCACCACCACCGGCAGCTTCCCAACCAGCCTCTCCGTTGGCATCAACTGTCAGAACATAGTCTTCGGTTGCAGTGCTATCTTTAATGATGAAATTAATACCGGGAATGCGGAACTTATCTACACTGGTGTTACCAAGTGTAATTTCATTCTGAACTGTTGCTGAACTAGCATCAGCATCATCACCGATTACGATATTATAGCTGCCCGTTGTAATATTGTCACCAGCATTCCTGCCTATTGCCACGTTGCTTAAACCAGTAGTGGCAAGATCAAGAGCAGATTGACCAATAGCAACAGATGCACCGCCTGTTGTTATATTTTCAGCCGCATTATAACCTAGTGCTACATTATAACTAGAGGCACTTATATCTCTAAGTGTTTGATAACCTATGCCTATATTACCTGACGAAAGGTTTGTACCACTTGCACCTATGCCTGACCATTTACCGACAAAAACATTAAAGTCGCCGTTGATGTTATATCCAACTGCATTACCTACACCGATATTTTGCCCACCACTTGTTAAAGTTGCAAATGCATTAGCACCTACTGCAACATTATCAGAAGAAGTTGCGTTATTAAGAGCATTGTAACCAAGTGCCGTGTTGTCATTGTTGCTGCCAGAATCATTAGCTAATGCACCTGTGCCAAGACCAATTGTCCTTCCAGATGAATTAGTAAGAGCATCACTCAACCCATCGATATCAGTAGCACCACCACCGGCAGCAGCTTCCCAACCAGCCTCTCCATTAGCATCAACTGTAAGAACATAATCTTCAGTTGCTGTTGAATCTTTAACAGTGAAGTTAATACCGGGAATGCGGAACTTATCTACACTGGTGTTACCAAGTGTAATCTCGTTAGATACTGTCGCTGAACTTCCATCCGACCCAAAACCAATAACAATATTGTTTGAACCTGTTGTCATATTGTAGCCAGAAGCTCCAGCCGTTCGACCAATAAAAGTATTATTTTGTCCGGTTGTTATATATAACCCTGCATTAGCACCAACAGCTACGTTGCCATAGCTTGTTGCATTGGCTAAAGCATCATAGCCAATACCTACAGTACCTGAAGTTGATATCGTGCCTGTAGTTTCGCCTCCTGCGTTCGTGCCAACCCATACACTCTCAGCCCCTGACTTACGACCTGACCGATAACCTATCGCAACAACACTACTGTTTGTGGTTATGCCATCGCCAGCGCCATAACCAAATGCTGTGTTGTTAGAGCCTGTTGTCAGCGCATTTAAAGAAGCACCTCCTACAGCAACATTAAACCCGGCTGTCGTAGCATTTTCAGCTATAGCAACACCAAAAAAACTATTATACCCGCCTGATGTTAAATATCTCGCATTATCAGCGCCGACAATAGTATTGAGTCCACCCGTTGCTGTTCCCGGACTGGATTGATCTACAATTGTCGCACCGACATATGTATTTCTACTACCAGTTGACATCTGACCCGTAGTATAACCAATATACGTACTTAGAATTGCTGAAGTAGAATCATTACCTGCGTTGTAACCAACCGCTGTTAGGGTTGCAGTACTTGTTGCAGCCGCTGCTGCTCCAGTTCCAAGGCCAACAGTCTTACCAGAGTTGACTGTTATACCATCACTCAGACCATCAATATCAGTAGCACCGCCACCAGCAGCGTCTTGGAACGTAGGCGCAGAACCAGAACCATTTGACGTTAGTACCTGCCCACTTGTGCCAACAGCGGTAGCCGTAACAGCGCCTGTGCCATTTCCAACCAGAACGCCGTTTGCAGTAAACGTGCTTGCTCCTGTACCTCCATTTGCAACATCTAGATCAGTCGTAAGTGTAAGCGAACCTGCCGCAATTGCACCTGCATCAGATATTGTAACGGTACTATTTTGGAGGAGTTTTCCGGTTGTAGAATCAAAACGGGCAATGGCATTGTCGGTAGAAGATGCTGGACCTACGACATCGCCTGATCCACTAGGAGTAGCCCAGACACCATCGCCTCTCCAAAAGGAAGAACCTGAAGCTCCTGTTCCTGCGTTTAAATTACTAACAGGAAGATTTCCAGTAACGTCAGCAGCTAAATCTATTTGATTGCGAGTAATAACTTGATTAATAATAGAAATATAGTCAGGTGTACCCGCTAATGTTACATCTTGTGTATTTAGATTTGTAATAGAAGTAATAGCTGCTGTATTGTTAGTAATATTTGTATTTGAGTTTGCTATACTTGTTGCCATTGTAGCACTTACAGCAGCTAATTCAGCGTCTGTAACAAAGCCTGTTCCATCACCTATAACAGAGTTAATAGAAGTAATAGCATTTGTATTAGTCGTAATATTAGTATTACTATTTCCAATACTTGTAGCTAAAGCAACTGATGTTGCAGCTAACTCAGCACTTGTAGCATAATTACCACCATCTCCAATAATAGCATTAATAGAAGTGATAGCATTAACATTAGCCGTAATGTTAGTGTTGCTGTTACTAATGCTTGTAGCTAGTGTTGCTGAAAGAGCTACAGCAAAGTTACTTACAGAAGTAATTCTAGTGTTACTGTTCCCAATACTTGTAGCTAAAGCAGCACTTACAGCAGCTAGTTCAGCGTCTGTAACAAACCCTGAACCATCTCCTATAACACTATTAATAGAAGTAATTGCATTTGTATTAGTTGTGATATTTGTATTACTATTTCCAATACTTGTAGCTAAAGCAACTGATGTAGCAGCTAATTCAGCGTCTGTAACAAACCCTGAACCATCTCCTATAACACTATTAATAGAAGTAATTGCAGCTAAATTTACTGACGTTAATACTGATACAGCAGCTATATTTGTATTTGAATTATTAATACTTGTTGCCATCGTAGCACTTACTGCAGCTAACTCAGCATCAGTAGCAAAACCTGAGCCATCTCCTATAACACTATTAATAGATGTAATAGCATTTGTATTAGTCGTAATATTAGTGTTACTGTTTCCAATGCTTGTAGCTAAAGCAACTGATGTTGCAGCTAATTCAGCGTCTGTAACAAAACCTGAACCATCACCTATAACAGAGTTAATTGAGGTAATTGCATTTGTATTAGTTGTGATATTAGTGTTACTATTTCCAATACTTGTAGCTAAAGCAACTGATGTAGCAGCTAATTCAGCATTAGTAGCAAAACCTGAACCATCTCCTATAACACTATTAATAGAGGTAATTGCAGCTAAATTTACTGACGTTAATACTGATACAGCAGCTATATTTGTATTTGAATTATTAATACTTGTTGCCATCGTAGCACTTACTGCAGCTAATTCAGCGTCTGTAACAAAACCTGAACCATCTCCTATAACACTATTAATAGAAGTAATAGCATTTGTATTAGTCGTAATATTAGTATTACTATTCCCAATGCTAGTTGCCATTGTAGCTGAAAGAGCTACAGCAAAGTTACTAACAGATGTAATACGGGTGTTACTATTTCCAATACTTGTAGCTAAAGCAGCACTTACAGCAGCTAATTCAGCGTCTGTAACAAAGCCTGTTCCATCACCTATAACACTATTAATAGAGGTAATAGCATTTGTATTGGTTGTAATATTAGTATTTGAATTACCAATGCTTGTAGCTAAAGCAGCACTTACAGCAGCTAATTCAGCGTCTGTAACAAAACCTGAACCATCTCCTATAACACTATTAATAGAAGTAATAGCATTTGTATTAGTTGTGATATTAGTGTTACTGTTTCCAATGCTTGTAGCTAGAGCAACTGATGTAGCAGCTAATTCAGCGACTGTTGCATAACCACCTGCTCCAATAATAGAGTTAATAGATGTAATTGCAGCAGCATTTACTGAAGTAGCTGCAGAAACAAGAGTAATACGAGAATCTAGGTCTACACCATTAAGAGTAGCAGCATCAACAATTGTAAGTTGATTAATTGTAAATGCAGATACAGATGTAGGAATACTTACAGAAGTAACAATACCTGTTAAGTTAGAACCATCACCATAAAAAGTTACTGCAGAAACGACTGTCCCAGTAAAAGTACCTCCAATAAATTCTGAAGAACGTATTGTAGAAACAGAAATACTTGTATCAAACTCAATTGTAGGATTACCTTCAGTACCATTAGCATTACCTATTGTAATGCCTGTACCCCCTACAAGAGTACGTCCATATACATTACCAGCACTAACAGCAACTAAACCTGTAGCACCTGTTAAGTCTGCTACTGCATTAAGAGTTGAAGCTGATGCTGTTAAAGTTACTCCACTAAGTTGAAAAGTACCATTAATATTTACTGCATTATTACTTAGCTGTAAAGGAGAATTAGAAGCATCACCATCTTGTACAGTTTGTAAAGAACCAGTTAGTCCTACATTACCACTACCTACTTGAAGAAGTTGTTTGTAGGTATTTGCAATTTTAGTTCCTGTAAGTTTAGCCATTTTAAATCATGTTCCAATAATTATCTGTTTCTTCCCATAGTGATAAAGCTTCTTCCCAATCTATATTACGTTCTATAAAAGATGGTGGTCGAGGATTCCTAACAAACTGATTATCAGATGTATCTGGATTTTTATTTTGCCAATGATTTTTTAGATCATACGAACCTTCCCAATCAGAAGGACAAACTAATAAACCATAACTATTTTTTCTTAACTGCCTATGCTTAAATCTAAAACCACATATATCGCATATAGCATAAGCTCTTTGTGTACTAGCCATTATAATATACTTTCTTTAGCTTGGCAACCAATCAGTCACGGTTACAGGAACATAAACATCTCCTTGGTCGGGTCTTGGATTTTGAATAGCTTCGTTATCTCTTGTATGTGGAATCCTATTCTGTGGATGGTTTTTAAGATCATACTTAATATCGTCATCTCTAGGGCAAACTAATAAACCATAGCTATTCATTTTTAGAGTACGATATGGATATTCAAAACCGCAGATATCGCACACTCCTAGATTTCTTCTAGTTGATGCCATTACTAAAGTCTATTTAAACGAGGAATAATTTTTAAACTTGCTCTTTCTCTATCTTCATCCATTGCTCTTGCTAGACGTTCTTCATATTCAGCTTTAAGAAACTGTATACGTCCTCCTTCAACACCGGGTCGTTTCATTGACATAAAGTATGATAATCCTGCTGTAAAACATGGATAAAAACGTCTTGATATATCTGCAGTTTGTATTGCTGATTTATTTACATCTTGAGTATAACGTACTTGTTCAATTTTTAAAAGGTCTGTTGTATTATCTGGGATAGGCCATAAATATAAAGTAGGATTATCACGGTTACGTCTAATAGCATATTGTGTTGGACGACCTGTTTGACCCTTACGAGGAATTTTAATAAATTCTTCCATTGTTATACGTTCTAGTTGAATATCCGTATTATCACGATTAACTACAACTTCTAACACATCAACAGTACTATCAGCAAGTTCATAAGCAGTTACACTAGTAGATACAGAAACTGTAGTTGTGTTTGCAGTCCAAAGAAGTACACCTCTATTTTGCCAATCTTGAAGTAAGAGGTTAATAGAACGACGAGCAGACTTAGGTTCATATCCTAGTGTCTGCTCACCACCAATCATTTCTATTGCTTCTTGAATAACTTCGTCAATATCCATTGAGAAGTTATATGTACCTGAAGTAGTCATTATACTCTAAACCTTCTTGTTTTTCGTGCTATCTTCTTTGGCTGCTTCACGAACTGCTTCCCTGCAGCAGTCCCTTTTCTCTTTGCTTTGGTGGTCGCTGCATATTCCTTTGACGATAGGGACTTGATTGCTTTCTCCGGTAAATCT